GTTCTTGTTGGATGTGAAATCTTTTGTTTCCTTGATATGGTAAGGATCAAGAATGCTGGAAGCCAGAAGCTCCATCTGAGCATCATATAAAGCCTTATACTTTGGCATGATGTCATTCATTCTGTCCTTTAGAAACATAGCCCATCTCATAACTGAGTCACAATTTATATCTCTAGTATAATATGTCTCTAAAATATGTTCTTCCAAGTGCAGTTTATCAGAAGCATCACCATAGTAGGGATAATCAAAATAGAATATCTCAGGCACTGCATAAGCGATCTGTTCAGCGATCTTCTGTAGTCCTTGCTTCCAGGTTGGAGTATCAAGCTGATCTATTTCTTCATCTGGATGAGCATCCACCCATATCTGCTCAATGATTGAGCATAAAGGAATAGTGTAACCCTGACCGACAACAGTATTTCTATTGTGCATCATCTTTGATATCCTCCTTCTTTTCTTCCTTGACTTCTTCTTTTTCATCAAGATATTTAGGAACTTCAATCTCAATATTAAGGCCATACATCTTGTTGATCTGATCAATAGCACTTCTTTGTGGTCCCATCCACATTTCCCTATTGACTGCTACCTGCTCCATCATGGCATTCATTTCACCTGAGATCATTCTTTCTCTTTTCTCAACTGATCCAGAAATACCGAATAGGTTAAAGAATTCATTTACTACTGTTTCCTTCTCTTTCTGAAGATTAAGGATCTCTGTAGCTGATACTTTGAAGTCAATAGTCTGAAGTGATGTATTGTCCAGTAAGGACTTGTCTGTAAATACTACATAATAATCATCCTCATACTGAGCCATCAGAGTTGAGACACTTTCCTTCATCTGCTCTGTAGTTTTCATTAACAGAGGATGCTTCATGGCTCTTGTGTTCATCTTTATGGCCACATCAAGCTCAGCCAGTTTATCAGCATATTCAACGATATAAGGAAGAGCTGAACTTCTGACTTTATTGGCATAGATGATGATGCACTCTTCACCGACTTTCATTTCAGGGAAGATGATGCCTTCTGAGACATTCTTTGAAATTGGCTTAGCAAAGTTAGGATATCCGTATGGATCCACACCTGTTAAAGCACCTTCCAGACAGAAGTATTTATCCAGAGCCTTATCTTTAAAAAATATGGCATAGCCACCAAGCATGACCATCTTGGAGACTGCATTCATATTGATTTCTTCAGGCATTTTGCGATACGGAAACATATTACAGGCCAGATCAGATAGTCTCATCCTCCATAGTCTGGTGTAATATGCCTTAGTCATATATTTTCCTTGCCTTGCATTTTTACCTTTGCCCATATTATCCTCCTATTATATTTCACCATTACTTCTGCTGTAGTCACCTATGTAGTCACCATGCCATAAAGTAATGCCCTTCAGGAATATATCTCTTATTCTCATTAAGTCATCCATAGGAATATTACCATAGATATTAGGTTCTTTCATTTTTATATAATTCCATGATGCCCTAGTGTGGAAATTAGGGATTTCCAGTGAATTGACTTTATATCCGTACTGTTTGAAGTAAGCTGTCAGCTTATCTCTGTATTCAGGCTTTATTGTCTTAAAGACAAGATAAAGTCTGTTACAAGAGTAGGCATTATCAAACATATAATCGCCACCAAGCGATCTGGTGCTTGCTGGAACCTGCTCAGCATCTCTGACCTTGGCCAGAGCTGTAGCAATAGACATCTGATAGTCTGTATTGGCACTTCTTGATGTATTGGCATATGATGTCTCATTGCTTCTGGAAGAAGTCAGATAATCCGTCACTGTACTGACCATGCCTTTAGCTCCACCGACTACACTGCCACCTGATCCAGGAATAAGTCCACCGACAACATCAATGCCAGATTGGACAGCTCCACCTATGGCATTGGTAACAATATTATTTATATTGGTGCTGTAGGTCCTTTGAGCATTTTCAAGTTGTGTCTGCTGAAGCATCTGAGCATTGCTCTTGGCTACTTCAATAGCATTAGAGTTGGCCTGAAGATATGATGCACTGTAATCATCAATAATTGGTACGGACTCATTGGAATTATCTACCAGAGCATTATTGATCATATAACCGTCAGAAATATAGTCCTTAACGATATAGGCCATCTTGTTTCTGAAGGATACTGTACCACATATACCGATATCTATATAGCTGGTTTTAATATATTCCAGCTTGATGATCTTGGAGTCGCCCCTGTTAGTCGTCATTTCCATGAAGGTATAAGGGAACATCAGCAGTTTACTTTCTTCATAGCGTGTGAAATTGGCATATTTATCACCGATCGTCTTTTCAAAGATCAGATATGGATCTTCTGTTGTCGCTCTTCTCAGGTTTAAGGTATATTTACCTGAAGGCATGCCATAATCTCTGACCTTCAGATACTCACTTGTGACAAATACTCTGTTACCTCTATCATCAATATTGAGATCCTTGATGCAGAGATAAGGAACGATAACACATGAGATCATACTGTTGACCAGTTGAGTATCAGTCTTGAAGGCATCAAATACTTCTTTGAGTGTGGCCAGTTCATAAGTCTGCACACCTGTTCCTGGATCGTATGTTGTATAGAATGTCCTGCTGTCATCACCCAGCCAGACTGGTACAATTCTGTATCCCAGATTGGAATGCAGGGATCCGTACTGATAGGCATCATCCACATTGGTTGTACCGATAATGCAGAAGGCCACATTAGGTTCCTGATAGATCGTTTCTCTATGAACTATGTCATATTCTGTACCATAGTCCAGTCCTTCATCCAGCGTGTTGACTACTGGCTGACCATCAGCATATCTTTGAGTATGCTTTCTTTCTACAAAAGACTGTTTCCACTGCATCTCAAAAAGATATGTCTGATAGACATCCAGAGTATAGTTGATCTGAGATACTCCAGGATTGACATAATCTATTGACGTAACAAAAGCATAATACCATTTCTGGGAATAGTTCCTGTTTTGCCATCTCAGATACTTGCAGGATGCTATAGCATCTGCCTGATATGGAACCTGAATGGAATTGATATTCTTTCTCTGATATGTGCCATTCTCCAGAGTCATGAATACTTTACTGGAGAAAAAATCATCCTGATCTTCTTCTTGTGCAAAATAATATTGATGCGTATAAGAGACATCTATATCAACACCTCTGATCAGTTCAATTTTTCCTGTAGGTTGAAAAGTTGCCATTATAAACCTCCTATTGATTAATTTTATTATAGCAAAAGTAAAAAGACAGGTCACCCTGCCTTTTTACCATACGAAAGGAAACATCTATATGACAGACCAGCAACTAAGCCACAGTAATTGTCTTTTCAGCGTAAACAGTATCTTTCAATACTGATGTAGCCTTGATCTTCAGACTTGCTCCGACAAATTTATTGCCAACTACAAGATTACCATTCTGGTTGATTGAAGCATACTGAGGATTGCCTTCAATTTCCCAGACAACTGCCTGAGACTGGACCTTTTCACCTTCACCTGCACTTACTACAGCTGTATAGGTTACAGCTTCACCTGTACCTTTTGTGATGCTTGCAGAACCTGTAATGGTTACTGTTGTAGGATCAGCAAATGTATCAGATGTAAATGCAATAGCATGATAGAAAGGTGAGCAGGCCATAATACCCTGGTGATGGTAATAGTAATTAGTAGTCAGATGTCTTGCGTTGACTCCTGTTGAAAGGATATCTCTGTAAGTATCATAGTCCTGGATAAATTCTTTATCAACCAAAAGAGCCTGGACATTAGCCATGTTGTCACCAGAGAAGCCAGGTATTTCAACAACATTGCCCATGAATTCTGTCTTATCCATGTTGAAAGCTTTAGCTAATACATCAACATCCAGGATCGAATTGATCTCTGGAGTGACCAGAAGGTACATATCTTCAGGTCTTGCCCAGTTGAGGACACCTTTAGCATTGTAGCTTCTTGTAGGGAAACGTAAACCCTTGACTACAGAACGAACAGCTTTAACTAAAGTCTTGGCTGAAGCTTCATCAGTGACCTCTGAAACAGGGATCTGGAAGTAAAGGTTCTGGCCATTTACGTTTGAATAGTTTTCCAAAAGCTTCATAGTCAATGAGAAGTCATCAAGTTCATCACCGTTCTGTAACTGTCTCATCAGTCCAGACATGAACTTGTCTAATTCTCTATAAGACATAAATGCTCTTTTGATTACTCTTTCATTGATGGTAAGAGGATATACACATTCTCTGTTGATCTTGTAGAATACTACATCCTGATCAGGTTTGAATGTCTGCCATACATCACCAGGGTTGTCATTTGGAACTTCTTCCTCATAAAGCATACCCTTGATAGGTTCAATATAGACATCCTCAATAGTGTCACCAAATTCCATCCAACCCTTCTTGAACATCTTTAATGGTGACTCAAAGTTACGATAGTTGACATTTACCAGACCGATATGGTTGATCAATGAATATAAGAATTCATTTGCACCTGGTTTGTATTCCATCAGAGCTTTACCGAACTGAGCCAGATCAGCATCAGTATCAAATAAGCCTTCAATTCTGCTCTGGAATTCACCAGACATATCAGCATAAGTAGCCCTCATGACATCCTGCCATGTAGTGCCTTCAGTTAATCCGTTTAATGCGTTGTTATCAGGCATTGTTTATTCCTCCTTGTTTAATTTCTGTTCTGATAATCAGGAAGTATTAAGTCATTGAAAGTCTTGACTTCATCATCCTTATCATCTTCAGGCTGATCATCATTCTGATCAGGTTTACCATCTTTTGAAGCAAACAGTTTTTCAACAATTCTGGACTTCAGATCTTCATGTTCCTTGTTGGCCTTTTCCAGTGCCTGTTCAAGTTCCTGGATCCTGGTATCCTTGGCAGTAACCTCACTAACTACCTCCTGGATATCTTCTGCTGAATACTTTGCATTCTCTGATGTGTCAGTAGCCAATTCTGACATTAAGTCTTTAAAAGTTTTTGGCATTTCTTATACCTCCATTCTAAATTAAATCTTTTAACAAATCAATTCCCAGTGCATCAAGGAACTCATCAACTGTCTTAAAGCCAAGCATTCTGGCAAATATCACAGCATTATAGACCTTGACGGATCCAACATCAAACTCCCCAGAGCATAGCTTATACATTCTGGCATTTGAATACTGGCATTTCTTGGCAAAACTGTAGATCGTATAACCTTTGGAAGTTATAAGATCCAGAAACTTTTTGCCTTCATTCTGATATGGATATTCCATGAAATCCTCCTTCCTTATCTCACACCTAATAACATGAACAGATCATACATATCTGATCTGATATACATATCTTCATAAAACAGATAACCATTGATGAATGCTCTTTTAAGCTCATTGTTGACTCTGAGCTTCTTGTCAGTTATGAGCATCATGTTTGGTTTATAGTCTTTTGTTGTGTAACATATCGTATTTACATCATTGTTTATCTTGTTTGATATTACAAACTCAAAATCAGTAGGATTGAACCAGCATCCATAGGTATGATCCTTCCATTGAATATTGAACTGAAGCACACCATTCTTTGGCCTAGGCTTAATGAAATCTTCTGATACATCCTCAAAGGTATTTCCAAAGGCCATCTCTTCAAAGGCTGTACCTTTGATCATCTGTCCAAATCTGGACTCTGATACCATCTGCTGATATTCTTCATTCTCATAGATATTCAGAAGAATGGTGCCATTCTGGATCAGCTGATATCCTCCTTCCATTGGTATGAACTTGAAGAAGGTAAAATAGGGATTAGCCCAGTTGATCGCATTGGCCAGACAGATACATCTGCAATTGTCTCTATGTCTAAATACTGTATTCATATAGTTATACAGTTTGGCTGGTTCATTTGGAAGATAATGCTGATAACCTTTTTCTATAATAAATTCATCAAAGATAATAAAGTCATAATCATCATAGGTAACAGACTTCTTGCTCTGCTGAATAGTCAGGTAAGATGCCTGGCCACAATGAACTCCATCAACATAGAACTGTCGGCCATCTACCATGAACTCATGGCCTTTCATCTTTGGATCATCCTGTATCTGAGTGAAGAAGGTTTTAAGATCATCACCATTGACTTCTTCCTTGAACCTTCTCAGATAGATGAACTTCATCCCAGTTTTGAAGAAGTGATTGACAGCCCATAGCTTGCATCCATAAGTCTTTCCTACTCCACGATATCCAACTACAAAGTTAAGCATGGCATTGTAGGATAATACCTTATTGATATCAAACCATTGACTCATAGCAGATCATAACTCCTCATGATCTCAAAGATCATCATCTCCAGACTATGATCATGGACCTTGCTTA